TGCCTTTCGAGCATTTTCATCTTGCTTGATTTTAGCGTCTTCGTCTTCCTTCGCCTTCCTGCGATCCTGAAGATCTTTGACATAAGCTTGGAAATCAGACGTTCCCTTTTTGAAGCCACGCGCAGCAGCAGCCTGCTCGTCAGCATTGACGAGTTCCCCCTGCTTTTCGGTCTTCTTCTCACCCGCCTTAAACTCTTCCATCGCAAACGCCTTCGCGGTGTCGCGGCGCTCCTTTTCGCCTTCCTTGAGGTTGGCAAGCTCCTTCTCAGCCGTCTGGGCGTCGATCTCGCCGGTCTTGAGCATCAACTGAAGTTTCGCAGCGGCAGCCGCCTTCTTAGCGTCAGTGGTGGACTTCTGGAAGTCAGCGAGTTCCTTCGCCGCCAGACCCACGTTCTCCATGAAGCCGCCAGTCTTGGTCGGGGCAGCGAGGGCCGCAGCGAGCCGGAAATACATCTCAGACTTCGACGGCGCGTTGTCCTCAGTCTTGCTCGCCTGTTCCTTCAAAAGGGCGATCAGGGCGTCCTTTTTGGACGCCACGTTCTTCTCAGCGGCAGCCATTTCAGCGCTCTTGGACTGCTGGCCAAGATACTTCTGATAGAGCGCCTCCAAGGGTGTACCAGCCGCAGGCGCGGCGGTGGGGGCGGAAGCAACCGGCGTAGGCGTCGTCATCTGCGGAGCCGCTTCAACCACATCGGCGGTCGGGGCGATCTGCTGAACGCCGGGGCCGCCAACAGCCCTTGATGCTGCATCCATTGCCTGAACGCGACTGGCGGGGACGGGGAAGGTTGTCCCAGCGGGCGCAGGCCCGGCGTCGTTCATCGTGCCGGTGTTGGCCTCAGCATAGGCCACAGGCAGCTCAGTCGGGTTCGCAAGCTCGTACTTGCCGACCAGATCCTCGATGCCGCCGTCGATTTTGTCAGCGCCGCCACCGGCATAAAAATGCCGAACAGGGCCGCCGTGGGCGTAGTAGTCGGAGCTGACGCCAGCGTCTTCAGAGATCCAGCCGTAGATGGGGGTGCCCTGTTCGTCGTTATCTGTTCCAGTTCTGGAGTAGCCCGTGATCCCCCACGGCATGCCCGCGCCGTTAGTCGTCCCAACTGCGACGCCTCCAGTTTTCGACAAGTCAGTCGTCGTGCCGCCAGTGGTGGTCGTCCCCCCAGTGGTGGTGGTCCCGCCAGTCGTTGTGCCGCCAGTAGTGGTGGTTCCGCCAGTGGTCGTGCCTCCGGCATTGTCGAATTTGAATCCGGGGTCGAGGATGGTTTTCCGGTTCCCGTAAGACATGTCTTCCTGACCGCTCACAGGCGCATTCACATATGGCCGAGCGCCATAGGTCAGGTTATTCGTGCGGGTGTTCTTCCATGCGTTATCGCCCGCAGACACCCACTCATCAGCCAGAGAGGGCGTTGCAGATCCGCTGTACTGCGGGACATATGTTGACGAATAGGTGGGCGTCGTCAGCGTCGTGTCCCAATTCTTCTTTTGACCTTTAAAGACGGGCGAGTCCTGATAGGCGGACGTATTGGCTATCCGGTTTTGATACTCGTTCTTGTATTGGCCATAGGCATCGCGCTGCGCTTGATAGGCAGCAGAATCAGCGTTGAACTTTTCCCGCTGAGCGGCAGTGGCGTCAGCCGCCAAAGCAGTCGGGGCCGACACTCCGCTGTAAGGCGAGATGGTGCGGGTTGAGAGGCCGTAGCGCTTCATCAACTGGTTGAGTTCGTATCCCATATGAAGCCCCTTTTATGTCAGGTTCGAAAGACCTTTATACAGCGCCGCACCGCTCGCAAGCTGCGAAAGTGGCGATGCGCTGTAGGTCGCGCCAGTCGTCGTTCCCTGATTGGTCGTCGTTGTCGGCGTGACTGGAGCCAAACCGCGAACTTGAGCGCTCATCCAGTTCATATTGTTCATCGCATAGTTCTGCTCTTCCTGCGCCTGAGCCCTTGCAGCGTCAAGCAACCGCTGCTCCTGCGCCTGCTGTGCCGAACCAGCGGCTTCCAATGAAGCAACGTCTGACGCCCTCATTGCGCCCTGCTGCTGAGCAAGCGCGTTCAGGTTCATGCCAGCCTGCATCTGGCGGGTGATGTCTGCGGCTTCCGCCGCCTGAGCCTGCTGTGCCGCCGTCAAACCAAGGTTCTGTTGGTTGTACCCGGCAGTCGTCTGCACATTTCCAAGATTGGTGAGATTACTCATCTGCTGATTGGCAAGAGAACCCTCAACCTGACCGATGTTGGTGAGGTTCTGCTGACCCTGATTGGTCAAGCTCCCCATCGTATTAGCCTGAGCATTAAACGCACTTGCCTGCTGACCAGCCAGATTGCCCGCCGTGCTGCCAAGGTTGCTGTAGATGTCGGCCTGCTTACCAGCAAGCTGACCCCCGATGTTGCCGACATTCGCAAGAGCGGAAGCTTGCTGAGCATTCAGACTCCCGCTCGTCTGGGCAAGCTGATTGAGGGCTCCGGCTTGAGCATTTGTCATGTTGCCGCTGACTTGGCCAATGTTGGTCAGGGCGGCCTGATCCGCAGAGGTAAGTTGGCCCGTAGCCTTTCCAATATCGGAAAGGGCAGACCGATCAGCGGACGTAAGCTGACCAGCCGTCTGAGCGGCTGCATTGAGCGCTTGAGCCTGTGCGGAATTTATTTGGCCGGTTGTTTGAGCCGCTTGATTAAACGCATTGGCTTGCTGAGCATTGATGGCCGCGGCCGCCTGCCCGGCAGCGTTTTGAGCCTGCGCCTCTTGAGCCGTCAGTTGCCCCGTTGTCTGAGCAACTTGATTCAATGCGCCAGCTTGCTGAGCAGTCACGCCAGATGCAGCCTGACCAGCATTGGTCAATGCCGCCGCTTGCTGCGCTGTAATTTGCCCACTTGTTGCAGCGGCATTGTTGAGGGCCTGAGCCTGTTGAGCCGTAAGCTGCCCACCCGTCTGAGCCGCAGCGTTAAGCGCCTGAGCCTGCTGCGCGGTGAGCTGGCCACCTGTCTGGGCCGCAGCGTTAAGCGCCTGAGCCTGTTGAGCCGTCAACTGACCAGAGGTGCTGGCAAGCTGAGCCTGACGCGCAAGGTCAGTTGCAGAAGCCCCCAGAGCCTGCCCATAGGCCTGATTGATCATCTGCGACTGTTTGTCGAGAACAGCCTCCTGCGTGTCTCTCAGGGCTCTGGAGCCGAACTCTCCCATGCGGGAGCCACCGAACTGGCCAGCCCGGATAAAGGCGTCAGAAACAGACGGCAGAAGGTTCTCGCTGAGGTTTCGCGCGCCCTGCTTGGCAAGCGTGTCCATCGCGTTCTGCTGATACTGGCTCATGTATTGGCCAACGTCAGCAGCAGAAGTTTTGGCAGCCGCCTGCAAATAGGGATTTGCTGAATTGGCGATGTTGCCAGCCGCTTGGGTAGCTTGGTTTAAGGCAGGCTGACCAGCAGCGGCGATATTGGCAGCAGCTTGAGTAGATCCGCTCAGAGCAGGCTGGCCAGAAGCTGCGATATTGGCAGCAGCCTGAGTTGCCCCGGTAAGCGCGGGCTGGGCTGCGTTGAAAATATTTCCAGCAGATGCCGCCCCCTGATTAATTGACTGAAGACCAGCACCAGCAATATTATTCGCGGCATCCATCGATCCGCTAATTGCTGGTTGCGCAGAAGAAACAATGTTTCCAGCGGTATCTAAGGATCGATTGATGCCCGTTTGGCCCGCAGCAACAATATTCCCAGCGGCTCCAGAAGATTGATCAAGAAGCCCTTGCGAAGCGCCAACAATATTTCCAGCCGTTTGAGTTGAAGCGTCAAGAGCAGGGGAGGCAGCGCCCATAGCGCTCATGCTTGCTGCTTGGCCAAAATAAGGCTGGGCAGCTCCAGCAGCACTCATTGACGAAGCTGCCTGCAAATAAGGAGCCGTATTGGCAAGAATGTTCGACGCGCTTGCGCCAGCGGCCCCAATATACGGTTCAGCAGCGCCGGTGATATTTTGAGCCGACTGACCAGCACCCTGAAGGTATGGTTGAGAAGCCCCCGAGATGCTATTGGCGAAGCCTGAAGCATTCTGCAAATACGGGTCAGAAGCGCCCGTAATATTGCCAGCAGCCATGTTGGCCTGAGCAGCGAAGGGCATAGCCGCGCCAGCCCCGCTCATCTGAGCAGCAGCGCTCAAGGCTCCCTGAGCAGCGCCGGGAACGTCAATGTTCGCGGCCCTGCCAAAAGCATTCTGGCCAGCAGCCAAATTAGCGCCAGCGAGCTGGGGGCTAAGATATTTGCTTTGGTCGCTTTCAAGACCGCCAGCAGTGGACGCCGTAGCAGCACCGGACATGGCCCGGTTAGCCTCTCCGGCGTTCATTTTCCAAGCGCCTTGATTGGCCGCAACGTCAGCATAAGCCTGCTTTTGCTCAGGCGTCAGCTCAGCCACAGTCGGCATATCGTAGCCTTCATAAGGCTTATTCGCGATATTCTGAGCCCACTGGATCTGATTATAGATCGCGTCCTGCATCCACTTTGGAGTCTCGCTCGTGGATGTGGAGTAGGAGGTTGCCGTCTGCGGCGTACCCTGAAACAAGCTGCCCATCAGGCGACTCCCTTAAGATAAGCGAGGGGGGACTTTGCATCGGGGCTGAACTTGCCCTTGGAAAGCGCCTTGCCCTTCTGAGCGCGGATCTGTTTGCGCATCTGGTCCAACCTACGAGCGCCTTCGTCGTTCGAGCCATCGCCAAGAAGGGCGACCGTCTCGGCGTCAATGACATATTCGCCGTCAGACAATCTAGCATTGATCGTATCGTCTCGACCAGAGCCCGATCCCTTTGCAAGGTTGGCGATTTTGTTCAAAGCGCCGCCATGAGCTGCTTGGACGGTGCCTTGGTCAGTCGCTTGATTTGAGGCGGTCGCCTGATTGTAATCGCCGCCAGTCAGGTTGTTCCAGTTCGTAGCCATGTACTGGGACAGGCTCATGTTGTTGCGATCAGCATCAGACTGAATTTTCTCCCAGTCCCACGAGATTCCGGGCCGGTTGAAATACTCTTGCTGAGACGGGGAAAGCTGCCCGACAGCCTGCTGGACTTGCTGGGGCTGCGTGAGAAGAGATCCAGCAGCCAAAGCCAGCGGGGCATATTTAATCAGGGAGTCGATGCCGGTGCCTTTGATTGCCCCCTTGAGCGAGTCGATGACGTTCGTGGAGGGGCTGCCAAATGAGGTTGCAGACATGGCTGTCGGCGCGTCCGCCGTTCCGCCAAAATTTGCAAATGTCGAACTGCTTGTCGGGGTTGATGCGGCAGTTTGGGCGATAGCGTTGGAACCAAGATCCGTGGGTCGGGTCAAACCCTCAACCCCTCCCTTGAAGTCAGGGAACTCAGGCACTTGAGAAACAGGCGTATACTGCCCATTGGCGTCTGGCGTCGGGATAGCGTCGGTAGCCCCAGACCCAAAGAGATCACCAAGCTTTCCACCTTCACCAGTCAATCCAAGGCCCGCCGGCCCCATGATGTAATTGCCAGCACCAGCCGTAAGGCCGCCAAGCAGAGCGCCCTTCAAGCCGCCACCGCCAAGAGCGCCAGCGCCAGCGCCGATGAGGCCAGCGCCCAAAGCGCCAGCGGCAGCGGTTGAAAGTCCCAGCCCAAGAGTTCCGCTGATAGCGCTGCCAATCGCAGTGCCAAGACCCGGCGCAATAAAACTCAAGGCGATAGGTAGAATGGCAGCAAAGATCTTTTTGAAGCCTTTGTACTCATGCAGGCCTGTGTTGGGGTTGATCGTCCCGTCGCCGCCCATGCGGCGCAGCATCTCTGCCTCGCGGGGGTTGATATGCGCCAGCATGCTATCGCCGCCACGGCCCTGAGCCGCCAGCCTACGGCCAGCAACAGCCAAGCCGCCTCTGGCGTAGCCCCTTTCGCTCAAACGATCCTGAAGCCCGTATAGGGCCACCAAGATGGAGACCAAGAACACGGGGTCAAATTGCTCAGGGATTTCGTCTTCGCTGACGTACCCATCCTTGATGGCGGCGGCTCGAATCTCGCGATATTGATCAGGATTGTTGAGGGCGTACTCCAAGAGCTGAATTGCCTCATCCATGTCTTCAGGCATGATCGGAGAATGCTGGAGCATCTCCTCCATAGTATCAACGCCCTGCATGAAGCGGGGATCTTGATGCGCCAGCTTGATGATCTGTTGCCTGTTCATGGTAGTGCCGCCCTATGCCAAGGGTGAGAGTGGTATTCTTCAGCCAGAAAACCGTAGATGTGCATGTCCGCCCCATCAAAGGCCTTGCGCATCACGCCTTCGGGCTTAAACCCAAAATGCTCATTGATCTTCTTGGCCTGATCGTTTTCTCCATGCACGAGCCCGGTTACGCGGACAGCTCGTAACTTATTGAAAACAAACCCAAAAATTTCGTTGAACATCAAAACTGTCCCCTTCGGGAGCATCTTTTTGGCGTTCATGGCGATATTCATGTCTATGTTTCGAGCTGTGAAGTTAGTCATCACAACCACACAGACGAACTCGCCCGCCTCATCGACTGCGGATGCGGCCCTGAAAAAGCCAGTAGGCCCCTTGATCTTGATCCGCTCTCGCGCCCAAGATTCGGCCTCCTCTTCTCTTTCAAAGCCAATATACCGCATCACTCCACCGTCTGGCAAAACCGATCAGCCCAATCATGCCAATCGGTAAAATTATACGGGATCGGGATGTTTTCCTTCAACGAGGCGTTGTTGACGAACTGCATGCCCCAATCCTGCCAGTGAGCCTCGTCCTGCAACCGGCCAAACGCGCCGTAAGGGTCGAGATCCAGCGCGATCTGGTCGGCCCAGTCGGACAGCTTCATGCCGGTGGGGAGTGTGATTTTTATGCTCATCCCAGCACCGTCCCATCGCCAGTGTCGATGTGGCCGATGATTTGGCCCATCTGATAGTTCCCGCCGACGACATTTGAATTGAACCGCACACGAAGCTCTCGGCGCTGTTCTTTCAGCATGACAATTTGCTCATATGGCGCACTCGCCTGCTCGGGGAAGCTAAACACGGTGCCATAAATCTCTGGCGCTCTGGCGTTCGCGCGGCCCGTCACCTGAACCGTCATCGGGCCAGCTTGAATGAAATCAGGCTCAATGGTTGTGATCCTGACGTACTTGTTCTTGCCTTGCGCGAGATTGGAAAGATCCGCCGTCTCAAAGTATGACTCGATAGGATAGACGAACTGGCCGTCAACCTCATCGACGCCCTGCTCATGAATCCAGACCTTGTAGCCAATCGGGCTTTCTTCGACGCCAGTTGATACGGGCACAACACCCGTCAAAATCGGCGCGGCAAACCCATTGTTGTAACCGCCAGACGCGCGGCCAGAGTTGGGCAACTCAGTGTCGTACCAGCTCTGTTCGCGGACATTGTAGATGACCGCATGGGTGCACTCATCGGCATTGCCACGAGGGTAGCAAAACCAGATCTCGCCAAAGTGCGGAACCTTGAAGGCGAAGACCTTGCTGCGCTGGCTGGGGTTCACGTTGTCAAAGAACCAGTTCAGGTTCATCTGATTAGGGACTTCGCGGACGACGCCGTTGAACATCAAGAAACGGTCAACGCCCGGCCAGAAGAACACGCCATCGTAGTCAACCACCGCGTCAGCGGACATGATCGAGGTGTCTGTAGCGATGGTGTCGAACTGAAAGACCGTCGCCCCACCCGTGAAGGTAGCGCGCAGAACGGCGTCGTAAGCCCAGAAGATGCCAGCGGGAGCGGTTCCAGAACCGGCGCGAAGCGGCATGCCCTTGATGATCTTCTGGCCCCACACACGAGCGATACCCGATCCAGAGCCAGACAAGTCCGAAGGAGTGCCCGGCACAGACCAGCCAATGAGGCCAGCCGTTCCGTAATACATGAGGTAAGGGAACAGCATCACAATGCCGCCAGTAGCATTGGCCCCGGCAGGGATCGTAATTTCTGTCAACGGGGCTGTGCCGAGAAGGTCGCCGTAGAAGATCTGGCCGCCCTCGTCGTTGCACACGCAGCTCAAGTTTGGGGCCACATGCGCGATCAAAGAGTTCTCGGTTGACGACGCATCATAAGCCGTCTGGAACATCCACTGGTTATATTCAGAGTCAATCAGAACATCTACGCCGCCAGCCATATCTGTCTTTGTAGTTGTGATTCCCGTAGAGCTTACGATGACGGGAAAACCGTTAGGGCCTGCCCCAACAGTTGAAGCTGTGATCGTGATCACCGTGCCAACAGCAACAGCCGTGTAATTTGGCACAGATGTGTAGGCGTTAATGTTCGCAGCCACATTTGTCGCTGTCGTCGCCAAGTCAGTTGCGAAGGCGGTCGACCCTGAAGTTATGGCTACAGTGTTCACCAGAATGGTATTCACCGATCCAGAAGAACCGCCGGTTAGGGTGACTGTTCCCGTCGCATATGTAGACAGCGGGGTTCTGTTGCTGATGATCGAGCAGTTGCCAGAACGGTCAATCGTAAAACGCTCAAGATAATGCCTACTGCCAGAATGGCAGTATTGAACGCTCTGCTGCGTGAAGCTGTTGAACCCGCGCGAGATCTCAGACAGATATTTGCTGATCGAGCGGTAGCCGCCAATCTTTCTGGGCAGGGCGCGCTGGAACCTGACCCATTGGCCATCAGTGTAAAAATTGCCGTCGAACTTTGTCCCGTCGCGCTTAACGCCGGGCTCGGAACGAAGGATCATAGTGGTGTCAGGCATTAGAACGTCCCGCCATCAACGACGCCAGCAGGGGCGACACCCAATGCCGACCAAGCAGCCGCCTGATCAATCGAAGTGAAAATGGAGATGCCGGTAGAGCTTCCGCCAAGGTTGATCAAAGCGCCGCCAGCGGTTGTCGCACCAGTGCCGCCTTGCGAAACAAGGATCGGATATGACGCCGTGCTGGTGTCGGCGTCGATGACTTCGGTGCCGTTGCAGTAGTAGATGCCGCGCTGGCCCGTTTCTACGGTGACGCCAACACCAGAAGCGGTTTTGACTTTGAAAACGAAAGCCCCTGTGGTCGAGTTATCGATCCAATACTGCTGAACGGTATCTGGAACGATGATGTTTCGATCACCCGTAAGAGCGCCCGTAAACTTGTAAACGACGCGGTTCAGCTCAGAGCCTGCGAGCGTGTAGTTTCCAGTCCCCGGAACATTGATGACGGTGTAGTCGAAAACGAAGATCGCGTCCTGACCAAAGCCAAGCGAATAGAACTCTGTGCCATCACACACAATAATCGACGAGTTGCCGGGCTCATACGTCTTGGTCGGAAGACCGTCGATATCGACAGATCCAGATGGGTCAACAGTAACCTGACCGCCGCCAGAATTGCGCAGATACATGAACCAGTTGTTGCCGACCGATGCAGGGGTCGGAAGCGTCAGAGTGCCACCGCCGCCGCTATTCCAGACGTACATTTTCGCGCGATCATTGACGCCTGCGGTGTAGTTAGAATTGAACAGCGTGACGGGGACAGACTGGCTAAGCAGGGTGCCAACAGCTACGATACCTGTGCCAGCCAAGGCCGAAGCGTTGGCTTGCGACACCGACGCGCCATATTGTAGCGAATCCCAAGTACCGCCCTCAGTCGTGTTGTCGGTGAGATAAATCTGCCAAACAGTGCCAGACTCAATGGAAACGATCTGAACGCCCAGCGCATCCTTTACAATAAACGTCTCAGCGCCTTTGTTGTTGAACAGAATAGTCTCGCCGACGCCAGCCTTCTGAGCGTCAGGGGTGTAGATGCTGAGGTCGCCGGGGTCTGCGACAACGTCAATGATGCGTGTAGCGAGGTTCTGATTTGTAGATGTCTCTTCAGGCCAGCTCAGGAAGACATCAGCGGTCAGGGTGATGGCGCTATAGCTGATTTCGGCGGGATAGATATTAGCGCCGCCAAAAACTTGAGAGTAGGTGGTCATCAGGCTTCGCTCCTGTTGGCGGCGCGGTCAACAATGCGCTTCAAGTCTTCATTGTTGATGGCAGACGCGGCCCGGTCATACATGCCCTGCCATGTCTGGATGCGCTCATCGTTCTTGAGAAAGGGTGTAGCCTCCAGAAGGGCGGCGTACAAAAGCAGATCCGGCGCGTACTGCGTCAGCCAGTTGGTTTGCAAATCATCGCCAAGAAGCGGGGGCTGCTGGTAATACAGGATCTCAAGCGTCTGCGCCGCAGCAGGGGTAGGAGCCAAAATCCAGTGCTGATAGTCGTAGTCGGCGTAGTAAAGAGGCGTCGAGGTCTGAGACTCATCAGGCCAGTATGAGCGCACATATTCATAGGATCGGGCGAAGATGGCCACGTTGTCGGCGGTCATCGAGATCGTGTCACGCCAACGGTCGGGCTTCATGTAAACGGCGACGCCGGGTTGCAAGATTGTCGTAACGGGCTGGATAAAACCCTCGATCTTTAGCTCACGCGCAATGCGACGCTCGGCCAGAGTCACGAGCCGGGGAAGTTGCTCATAGACGATGGCGTCGCTTTCAACAGTAAAGCCGCGTTCAAGATAGCGCCGCAGATCGACGAGCAGGCTATCGTATGTCATGGTGTAGCTCATAAATACCCTCTCAGTATTTCAGCCGCTGCTACAGCATGCACATGCGCCGCATTATAGCCCTGAACAAGCGGTCAAGGCAATCGCGTCAGCAGTTCCAAGCCCGCAGCGATTTGTTGATGCGAGAATCGGGGTCTCGCGCGGTTTCCTTGCTGGTCAATTTCTTCTTCATGCCCTCCATCCGGGCGCAAAAACTGTCTCGACGAGCCCCGCCTTTTGGCTGAGGAGCCTTCAGTCCCGGCTTGCCGGGATTGGCCTTGTTGTAGGACGCGCGGCCCTTGGCGTTCAAACCGCCCTCTGGGTTCTTGCCTTCCTTGCGTTGCCAAGCTGGTGTCTTCGCCATCACTTCCTCCGCTTGGCCGCAGCCATATTATCGACGAGGTTCGGATAGGGTCGCCCAGCCTTTTTGGCCGCAGCCTTCGCGCTTGATTTCTGCTTCTTGGACAGAGCCTTTGGCTCGCCAAGGTCTGAAGGCCTAGCCTTATCCCAGATCGGTTTCTTCGCCATAGGTCACCTATGCCATGCTGATGGCTTTGAATTTCACCTTGCCCACACGGTCGGTCCAGCCATTGCCGAACGTGCCAAAGGTCGAGAGACCCTTCAGGAAATCCATGCGCATGTCGCAGATCGCGTCTACCGTTTCCTTGGCGTCGCAAGATTTGATGGCCTCCAAGGACTTCGGGCCGATCACCCCGTCAGCAGTGACTCCGGCGATCTCCTGAAGATACTTCGCAGCACGGCCAACGCCAGAATTGACGGCAAGGTCATAGGCGGCATAGTCGATGCCAGAGGGGAGTTCATCGCCCTTGATCTTGTCCCAATACATGGACTTGTAGAAGGGCTTGACGACTTCTGGGGTGAGGGCGCGCATGTCGGCTTCGCTAACCTCGCGGCCAAGATACCGCTCCCAGCTATTCTTTGTAACCCCCAAGTTCGTCATGCCGCCCGGATCTTTCGGATGGTTCACAAAACCACCTTCGTGCTTCAGCACCATTTCGAAACAGGCATCCCAGTTCTCTTTCATCTTACTTGTCCTTCGCAGCAAGCATGTCGTTCTTGGCCTTGGAGCCAGCGGACGATCCGTAGTAGAAATTGACAACGCCAGTCCACGCCGTACCTAGCGCGCCAAGCATCATGAGAAGCGCTTCGGTGCCAGTTTGCGGCATACCCTGAACAAGCATCCAGACAAGGATGCCAAAGAAGCCCAGCGTAATGACGATAGCCAAAATCTTGGGCACCCAGTCCTTGGTTTCCGTCTGCATCTTGCGGGCGCTGTCTCGATCCCCTGCTGCGATGCGCTCAAGATCAATGTCCAGCTCCTTCATCTGAACCTTGAAGTCGGCGTCAATCTTCTTCAGCGCCGTGAGCTGCTCAGGCGTTGCGGTGGCCATAGCTGCCTTCACATCGTCTTCAGAGCCATTCTCGTGACCAAGAAGGACATTGGATATGGTCTTCACGGCAACGCCAGCCAGAGGCCCTCCCAGCGCCGTGGCGATGGTCGGGGCTATTTGACCAAGTAGGGGGCCGAATTGGTCAAGTAAGCTCATTTTGCCTTCTCCAAAAGCGTGATGCGCTTGTCGAGCGCAGCAATCATCTGCGCCGTGTCGAACCGAATGGCCGCTCTGGCGGCGGCGGCATCAGCCACCATGTCCATGCGGCTTTTCTCAATCGCAGCCATTGAGCGTTCGCGGTCGAGCGTCATGGCGGCGCGGGCCAGCGCGCTCTCTTTCTCGACCTTGCCGATCTGGTCGCTGAGACTTTCGCGGATCTGAGCCATGTCGATGGTTGTGCCTTGGGGCGGGATCGCCTTGTTGTCAGAATTAACGACAACGGCAATCTTGGACTTGAGCTGAATAATTTCGTTATTGGCGTTAGAAAGCGCGCTCATCAGGTAGACGACGCAAGAGAAAAGAATTGGGATACCGGCAAAGACGATCTTCTCGACCAGCGCGCCCTTGCTGGCGTTTGCGGCCATCTCAAGGGCGATCTTTTCCTGTTTCTCTTCGGTCGTGCTCATTTGTCCGCCTTCCCATCAAGTTTGTCGTAGATGCGCTGGAACATGTGTTCGATGTGCGCCATGCGCTTGTCGAGATCATCCCGGCGCACATAGCTTATGGGAAGGTCTACCTCAATTTTGTGAAGATCTCCCTTCAGAGATTGAACAGAGTCCCATAATTGACGCGCAAACCAGCCACCGGCAGCAATGGCCGATCCTGCAACGAGATTGATGAGATTCTGCGTGTCCATCACGGTTCCTCTGGCCAAGTAATCGCCCACGGGAACCCTTCCTGCAACGGAACATCCCGCAACGCCTGACGATAGCTTGCCCATGCCGCTTTGTCACCGGGAGCATCAGAAAGCTGGGTCCAGTCGCAGGCAGACAGGCGATTTTTGCGGTCGGAGCGAACCAGATTAGATTGCTCAGTATCTTTTTGCAGCTTGTATGCAGCTTCGTTTTCAGCAGCAGTGATCACATTTCCCTGCATGTCCGTTGTGTCTACGAAAATAGGGCCAAGGATGTACCTTGTCCTCCACTGGCCGTCGATAAACTCGACACCGTCAGGTTGGCTGTATTGGTAAACGGTTCCACCGGAGGCTTGCGGACCTCCAACAACAGGGTCGGCATCAAGACTGTCAAGGATCTCAACAGTTGTTTGCTCCCATGATGCGCCCGTTGTGTGGGCTTGAAAGGAGCGAAACTCTGCCTCGAACATTACTTGACCAGTTGAGCGAAGACGGATTTGCATAACGTGCCTCATGCGATGGCGAGATAGATGTAGGTGCCGCCAGAGGCGTTGATGCCTGCGGCAGTGCTGACGATCTGGAAGCCGACGCCAGTGGTGTAGACGCTATTAGCGTTCACTTCAGCAGCGGTGCTGTTCAACAACAGTGACGGGTCAGTGCCGGATACCATGCCACGAGCGGTGTCCCAAACATACCAGTCGCCCGTGCTATTTGTGCGCTTGATAAGCACAAAACGAGCGCCGCCAGTGAAGCCGCAGTTGATAGTCTGCGTTGCGCTGGTGCCGGAGTATGATCCGACCTTGCTTACGCCGGGGCATGAGGCGAAGAGGTAGGCGACGTAAGTGCTTGCACTTCCGTTTACGTCTGGGTCATTTCCAACCGTAAATGTCGTACTGGTTGGGCTAGGTCCAGCCGAAGTCCAAAAACCATTATAAACATCCCTACCGTTTGTCAGGTTGAGGGCCACCCACCAGTTGTTGAAGCCGGGATACCCATTGACGCACCAGACAGGCCAACCAACCACCGCAGATACAGAACTTCGTTTTTTTACGATGATAAGTTCGGGCGCTACGCCAAGGTTATGCGTTACAGTTCGGCCACTCACACCGTTTCCTGTATAGCACACCACATCAAAAAAGCCGGGGGCGCGACCAAAACTCCAAAAAATATCACTAACCGACCCATAATATGTGGGTATTTGGAAGCCAGTGTTATTCCAAGCCTGTGTAGTAGCACTTGCTGTAGCTTCCGCCAATGTACCTGATGTTATCAGATAATTCCCGGATGCAGTTGTAGTTGTGCTGACACCACGCAATCTGTCATCAACAGAAGTGTTTAGGGAATCAGAAGAAGACCTTATTGCTTTCCATTGGCTGTCAACTACAAAATTTGTAGTTTGAACCGTTCCCGTCGCTGCGTTGACCGCAATCGGACTATACACACTCGTCCCGCTCGTCGGCGTCTTCATCGGGCCGCGACGGATGGCGATGTAGATCCATTCTGCGGTATTCGTCAACCTTCCGTTTTGATACCAAATGAACCCCGTTGACGTTAGAGAAATTGCATTGGCTGAAGTTTCCGCCCCCGCATAATCGGCTTGCAAAACTGTGGGGATATAGTTTCCTGTTGCGGTGCCTGATGTAGGAGTTGAGATCCCCCTCATGCTGTCAACGATGTACCAAGGAGATGCTGCATCCGCACATTTGAACATAACGTATTGAGGTTCATATCCAGTATTAACTGTTATATTATTTGCGTTATTTTCGGTAAACGTCCCACACGTTATCGCGTTATCCGTTCCAGCCGCGCCAAATCCGCCTGCGTTGGAGGCATATATGTATGCGACGTATGTTCCACCGGAAGCATTTACCGTGGTATCTGTGCCAACACTAAACACGCTGCTGGTCGGCGCGGTGCTATTCCAAATGGTTGGTGCCGATGCTTGCCCATCTGTTAAATTTAACTGAATGCTGTAAGCCGCAGACGTAAGACCACTATGGTAAACTTGCCAGTCGCCTGTTGCGTCTGTTCTCTTGACAATGATGCACCCCGGCGCTGATCCAAGGTTGTGCGCGATTGTGCGGTTAGCGCCCGTGCCGGTGTAGGTCACGATGTCAAAGAACTTTGGCTGTTCGCGGAAGGTCCATGAGGCAAACTCCCGTACCGAATTTATGTTTGAATAGCCTCCGTTAATAGAAAAACCGTTGCTAAGTCCTGTTATTGTTGCTGCGCCCTGATCTACCTGTGCCGCAGTAGATGAGGACGCTAGGGTGTATCGCGTACCTCGTACTGTATCAACCAAGGCATGAGGGTCGGCGGCACTTCTGGCTTTAAACCAAACCAACCCACCCTTACCCGCCAGATCAATCCCATTTGTGATCGTCTGCGTCGAACCGTTGCCAGTGTAAAGATAGGTCGAAAACACATCTTCAATGTAGGCTGCGGCCTGCGCGGAACCGCCAGACCCGCCAAAACCAAAGCCCCGAGCCGATGCTGCACCTTCAGTGATGATCGTAGGCATAGTTCCTCACGCGAATTTGGTTTGAGACGCGAAGACAGTGAAAGCGGCGCTTCCGGTCTTCACGATGGTGTAGACATAAATATCAACGCTGGATGCGTTGCCAGCAGACGGCGCAGTGCCACCCTGCCATTTAGGCGTCACGGACGCCCCATCAACCTGAACGGCGCTGTTGTAGTAGGCCGTCGCACCCTGCGTCACAAGGAACGCAACCGTGATGCTTTGGCCAGTCGTCATCGCCGTATTGAGCGAAGTGCCAGACGAGGCGCGGAAATTGACGGTCCAGTTCGCGGAAGCGTTGGTCGTATAGTAGAGGACCGATTGCGTCGTCACATCGTAGTTGATCGTGCCAGTCGCCGCCGTGGCGCTGATCGTGGCGACCTCCGCAGCGTTTGCCAAAACGCTGGCCAGAACGCTTGTAGATCCACTAAATGTCTGTAGGGCTGTAAAGGTCGTAGCGGTGCCCGGAGCAACATAATCAGTGCCCGCAGTAGCCGCAGTAAAGGCAGACGTTCCATTGCCCTTCACAAGGCCTGTGAGCGTCGTTGCGCCGGTGCCGCCATAACCAACCGCCAACGTGCCAGCAAGCGTCACAGCGCCCGTAGTGCCCGTGCTAGGCGTCAGGCCAGTGGAACCGGCTGAGAACGATGTGACGCCAGCAGCGCCAGCAGAAGCCGATATCGTGATCGATCCATTGCCATTGGTGATCGTCACATTCGAGCCAGCCGTCAGCGTGGCCTTGGTCAGCGTATTGCCGCTGCTGTTGCCAATCAGGAGCTGGCCATCGGTGTAGGATGTCTGCCCCGTGCCGCCATTGGCGACAGCCAAGGTTCCGGCGAGCGTAATCGCCCCCGCTGTTGCGCTGCTTGGCGTAAGGCCCGTGCTTCCTCCGCTGAACGTGGAAACGCCAAGGGTAGAAAGGGAGGCGAAGGAAAGGTTCCCAGCGCCATCGGTTTTGACAATCTGGCCAGCACTACCGTCAGCAGTCGGATACTTCAACCCAGCCGGATTGTTCATCAGGCGGATGACGGACCCGGTCGAACTCTTGGCGTAGATCGCCATGTCCCCGGTGTAATAGTTGATGCCTAGTTCACCATTGGAAAGATTTCCAGCAACAGGCGCAGCTCCTGAAGTAGCCGTTCGGTAAAGCTGGATAGGGGTGTAACCTGTTGCGGCCATGATGCTACCTCAGATTTTCCAGTTTATAGAGTGTCGTCATATGTAGGCTGGTGAGGTCATCAAGCAAATTCTCAATCGCCGGAATGTTCTTGGCGATTGCTTCGCGATTTTTCGTCAGCCAGATCATTTCATCTTTGATGACATCTTTAACGTCATCCGGGGTATCCGGCAAGTTTTCCACAATCCCAAAGCCGCCCTGATAGGCCTCGACGATGGCGTCCAGCTTCTCGATGACATCCTCGTAATACTTGCCCAGAGCCTTGTGCTCAGAGAACGAGTTGGTCTGCCAGTGCCGCACATGCGTCTGGTTCCGAGCCTTGAATATGCGGACTATAAGCTCTTCGATCATGGAACACCTCTATTCTGCGGCAATTCTAGCCGATTCAGCCGCTTGTGTCACGAATGCTAGGTTGCCCATGAGGCGCTCGTTGCCCGGCTCTTTCTCGACAGCCAAACGTGCCTGCTCAACAGAAATGTCAGCCAAACCAAGGTTCCAAGCCGCTACGCTTGCCAGATCATGCGCCCAAGACCCCCATGTCGCAGGGTCAGTCGTGTGGACATGAACCGGCGTCACGATCTTCAAAGCCCGCATCGAGTAGGCAAAGCATTCTTCCCAGCGCCGCTGTTTGTACATGAGCATTGCCAAATAACACCAAGGCTCCCTTGTGCCGGGAGCTTCGGACGCCGCCAGATGCAAATGTCTTTCTGCCTCGTAAGGGTTGCCAAGCTCGCCATAAGCCTTGCCGATCACGCGATATGCGAAGGCCTTTTCGTGCCACCACAACTGAGCGGGAAGGCCTAAGTACTTCTTGAACGCTTCGATGCAGTCCGCCCACCTTTGCCGATAGCTCAGTTCCCGAGCGTAGTAGAAGGCGTTGCGTGGGCACTCAGGAGACTCTTTAGCGGCAACTTCAAGGATGTCGAGATACTGCCCGCGAGGTTTAGACGCATCCTGATCGTGCCGCATCAGGACCATGTCCGTGCTGGCGACGGTCTCGGGGAACCGGGTATCTGAGACAAGCAGCTCGTGGCATGGGTGCTGCCACCGATAGCCGTGCCGAGCATGTATGCGTCTGGGTTGGAAGACGATCCCGTTGCCGCAATCAAACAGAAAGTCGAGGCGGGTTGTCTCATTGGCCCACAGGCGCTCGATCTCCTCCCGCCAACCGGGCTCTAAAACCTCATCAATATCCAAGCTGATGCATACAGTATAATCCCGAGGAACAAGAGCCAGTGCTGCATTACGAGCCAGATCAAACCGCCAAGGAGTGATGCATATATCGTAAACAGTAGCGCCACATGCTTGAGCCCGCTTAACCGTCCCATCCGTGCTTCCCGTGTCTGCGATGATGATAAGGTCTGCGTCCAGAGCGGAATCGCAGAACCGCTCGACGAATTTCTCTTCGTTCTTGCTGATTGCATACACACATATTTTCATCTCTGTCTCCCTCAGAAAATGGCAAAGAACGCGCCTGCCGGTGCATTAGCGAATATCCACCCGCTGTTGCCGCTGACATTGGTTGAGTTTGCGCCTGCGTACCAAGCCGCCCCGCCAGTAGCTGCGCTGTCTCTGAGTGAAAGATAATTGGCGGATACAGTGCCACTCGCCTTGGACAACGTGGCGGGAGTTCCTATGGAACTGCTGATAACCGTGACAAGATTACCAGCAGTTCCGCTAACATTCCAATTTGTAATTGTCTGCGTTGTGCCAATCGCAAACGTGAAGGTGACGGGCTGAACCGCATTGGTAATTGTTGTGATGGCGTTGCTGCCACTGAGCGTGATATTTCCGACAGTCGTCGTCAGGGTTTGAATTGCGTTATTGCCGCTGATCGAAAGAGCGCCAGCACCATCATTTGAGATGGTGCAGTTATAGGTTGAACCACCACCCGTGAACGCGAACCCGGTCGCCTTCTGGATGCTGATCTTGCCAACGCCTGTTCCGGCGGTTGTTGTAAAACCTGTGGGGGTGGCGTTGTTAAAGTCATTGGTGGCGATAATTGTGCCGCCGTTGAAGGTCAGGTCTTTAGTGCCGGGGTCAGTGTAGTAACTATTTATCACCGCAGCAAGTGTGACTGTCTTGCCGTTTAGATCCAGAGTTCCATTAAATTGCCGTATATTAGACGCGCTCATTGTTAGAGCGTCCTGCAATATCCAAGAACCGCCAACACCGTTAAAATATATTGGGAAGTTTACCTGCTTCCCGTTTGTTGTAATGGTGTTGCCCGTGGTCGTTGCAGAAAAAGTCACCGCACTGCCGCCCGCACTAAGGGTCATTGATGACGATAGCGTAAGGCTTCCAAACAGAACATTGTTACCGCCCGGAGCTGCCAGAGTACCAGAAAAACCTGTGAAATTAAGGCTCATACATCTCTGGTTAAGAGAGAGTATCGTTAAAAGATAGGTTCCTGATATAATGTTAAAAGAAATTGCTTGTGCTTCTGTTGGGCCGCCGGGCGCAACAGTTGCGCTCGTTGCTGTTGGGTTTGATATGTTGACAATACGATTGCCGCTAACAGTCAAATTGTTTAGCGTTCCGGTGTCCCATACAGTTCCTGTTCCAGTGCAAGTGATGTTTCCAGACCCAAAATCAAGGGTTCTCACGTTTGCATTGTTGGATGCAAATGATGAACAGTTAAGTTGATACCCAGCTAAATTAAGCGTTCCGCTAGTGAGGTTATATGCGCCTGTGGTGTTATTTGCACCAAACGTCAGCGCTCCAGCCGCCGTATGCGTGATTGCTCGCGCCGTGTTGATGTTTTTGGCAGTCAGAGAACCTGTGGTCACTGTGATTGCTGCTGAGCCAGTAATTGAATATCCGCCGCCGTCGAATGTTCCGCTGGTCAACGTAAGAGCGCGAGTACCCATCGCCAACGCATCGGCAAGCTGAACAGTTGAGCCAGTGGTAATGACATTGATGGGGCCATCCCACGTTCTGCCGTTTGTCGTGATCGTCTGCGTTCCAGACGATCCGGTCAGCGATAGCGTTCCGGTTGACGCTCCATAGGTCATGCCGGGCGAAAGCGTTATGTTTCCAGATACGTTTTGCGCGTTTGTTCTGCCCGCCCAAGTTCCGCTGTAGCCACCAGAAAAAGTGATGTCCTTAACCCTAGCGTTTGCGCTGTCCAAAAATACCAAACCATAATTGCTTCCTGTAAACAAAAATGAAATTGGATTCGTGATAATGGTCAAAACAATAGTTAGTGTTGAGCTTGTGCCGTTAGTCGTTTGGACAAGGAGGTCTCCTGTAATTGTTGTCGCACCCCCTGAGATTGTAAAAGGAGTTCCACTCTGCCTATTCAAAACTATTTTTCCACCCGTCCCGCTGGTAATTGACTTTGAGTTTGCGTTGGCTGCTGTAAATGTTCCACAGTTAAGCGTATACCCATTTAGGTCCAGCTCGCCTCTCGTAAGAGTGACTACGTTTGTTGTGTTTGCGATTGAAAAATTGCTGAGTAGCCGGTAAGTAAGAGTAGCTATACCTGAGTTCCACCGAAAATTGACGGTTCCCCCATTTGCAAATGAGCGGCTACCACAATTAATAGTAAGGGTTGCGGTTGCGCCACTAGTTGGCCCAAAGTTAATAGCTGGCCCGTTTTGAAATATATTACCGCCTGTCGTTGCGGATACATCAAAGTTACCGTTAATGCTTAAGGTCGGAGTACCACTACCCAACGCTGTGAAGTTTGGAGACCCAGCAGTGGCTGTAAAATCAAGGCAGTTAGCCAAATATGAAACTACGTTTGGGAACGTGACGGTATAAGTTGCCGAACTAGTGAAGAAAACGCTGTCAGACGCCGTAGGGATGGACGCGCCATTTGGCGTTAACGTAGGGCTGGCGGACCAACTCCTTGTATCAGACCAATCGTTGCTTCCAAGGCCAGTAACAAAGTACCTGTCAGCCATGTCTTACTCCTGCGGAATGTCAGCAGGGACGGCAGTGACAATGGCGATCCAGTTGTCATAGCGCGCCTGCTTCATGGCGGCGATCTCGTCAGCTGTCAGCGCCTCGTAGTCAGCAGGCATCATCACCAGCGCATCTTTGAGGACATGCGGCTCCTCGCCAATCTCAAAATCATCGGCAATCCTGCCATCTTCAAGATACTTGATAGCCATAGAACTTCCCTCTTAGGCTTCCTGCGAGATTGCCAGAATATCCCAGCGGCTCGCGTTGGAATTGTAGATCATACCAAAATACGTCGATTTGCTGGCGGTCAACGTATACGTCCAGTTGCTTCCACTGGCAGTTAATGACGACCCAATCGGCCTATAGCCGTTAGACACGCCGCCCGTGAACGTAATCACATACGCGCTGCCGTTGTTCAGGATGCGAAGAATAAACTTCTGGCCGTCAGTTGGCGTTCCAGTATCGGCGCTGATCGTCAACGAATTAGCAAGGGCCGTGAAGGCGTACTCGTCATAGTCGTCGGTGTCCGGCGCAAAGGGTGATGCTGTTGTGGTGACGGCAGTTGTGCGAGGCGTGACGCGCTTGTTTGTGAGCGTCTGCGTGTCGGTAGTTCCCACCAACGCGCCGGAGGGAGCCGTCAGAGACGCTCCCCACGCCGAACCAGTCGAGACAGCAACGCCAGCGCCGGGATAAATTGTTGGGCCATCCCCGCCCGTTGCGCCCGTCGCCCCAGTAGGCCCGGTAGGCCCCGCGTCCCCCGTGGCTCCCGTCGCGCCCGTAGGCCCGGTAGGCCCCGGCACTGTAGAGTCGGCACCCGTGACACCCGTGGCACCTGTTGCGCCTGTCGGGCCGGTAGGCCCCGGCACTGTAGAATCAGCTCCGGTCGGACCTGTAGGCCCCGTGGCTCCCGTGGCTCCCGTAGCCCCTGTCACGCCCGTAGCCCCCGTGGGGCCGGGGACCGTTGAATCAGCACCTGTAGCCCCGGTCGGCCCCGTGGGGCCAGTGCTGCCAGTGGCCCCGGTGCTTCCCGTAGCCCCCGTGGCTCCCGTAGCCCCCGTCCCTCCGGTAGCTCCCGTGGCCCCGGTCGGCCCCGTGGGACCAGCAACATTATACGCAATCGTTGTAACTAGATGCGATTGCGTTGCGTCGCGCATATACAAAGACGCAACAGGCGTGCCAGTTTGAGATTGCACGTAGACATTAAGAAGCAAGCGACTGTCTGTAGATGCCAATGTCGATGTCGGCACATACAAATCATATTCCTTCAATGCGATAGGAAGTGATGTGACAGGAGTTCCTGTCGTATAATCCCCGGTAGCAAGAGTTTGCAGAACAGTTGTTCCGTCAGACGCAACTTCCTGTAACTCTGTCCAAAATCGTAGTGTAGTTGAACTACCCGACATCCAAGCCTGTAGCGTCCAAAGACCCCCAATAAATGATGTATTATTTGGAACTCCTGCCGGGGTAACAAACGATCCCAACAATCTGCCAACGCCGGTAGTCGTTGACCTCGACAAAACTGTTTGAGCGCCCGTGTTTGGAACTACAAGCAAATTGTCTGCTTGCGGACCAGTTGCCGTAGGGCCGTCTAAAAATAACGTCAAACCAGTGGAAGTTCCGTCTGCGCCAGTAGGCCCCGTTGGCCCGGTAGGGCCAGTGCTGCCCGTACTTCCCGTCGCCCCCGTGCTTCCCGTCGCCCCCGTAGGCCCTGTCGGGCCGGGGACGGTCGAATCAGCACCCGTAGCGCCTGTAGGCCCTGTACCGCCCGTAGCGCCAGTGCTGCCGGTGGCTCCTGTAGGGCCTGTAGGGCCGGGAACTGTAGAGTCAGCGCCCGTGGCTCCCGTAGGCCCCGTCCCACCTGTAGGACCAGTGGGGCCGGGCACCGTAGAGGTAGCACCCGTCGCGCCTGTAGCGCCCGTGGCACCCGTAGGCCCGGTAATGCCAATCCCGGTCGCGCCCGTGCTTCCGGTCGGGCCGGTGGGGCCGGTATTTCCCGTCGCGCCCGTCTCTCCCGTGAACCCTGTCGGGCCGGTCGGGCCGGGCACTGTTGAGGTTGCACCCGTGGCTCCGGTCGGCCCCGTAGGGCCTGTTGGCCCGGTTGGGCCGATGTATTGCAAGAACTGGCCAAAGGCCGCGCGCTTGGTGACGCCGTTCTGAACGACGAGGGTGGTGTCGGTCGTAAGGATCTCGTTGGCTTGGGGAAGCTGCGTGATCCTTGTCGGGATAAGGTTTGTTGGGACGCGCGGGTTGTTCGTCATGGTATGAGATACCCGCCTCCGCTTTCGTCGATGATGAACTCATCGCCATCCTG